TAGTCCCGATTCCGTTCAATGGACATGTGATTGGAAATTTGAGAGCGGACATCATTATTAATAACGAGACCGTCCTCGAATTCAAAACGATTAAAACCTTAAATGACGCGGCCGAGATTCAGGGTCGTAACTACCTTCGCTTGACTGGGTTGAAGACTGCGTATCTGATAAACTTTCCTCCGTTTCCGGAACGTCAGTGTGAAGTTCGGCGTATCTCATTGCTAGAATAAAGGGAAATAGGCGTGCGAGGTCTTTGTAACTCTTGAGTGTTTCGTCGTAATATTTCTTAGGATCTTTCATTTCTTTGGTCAGGATTTCATTGGCTTTGTTTAGGTGAAACGTCGCTTCGTCTACACAAAACTGTTCGTACACATTCATTATGTTTTTAGAGTACCCTTTTCTTTAAATTGTGGGTATGTACTCCCATCTTAGATCATCACATATCTTCTTCCATATTAGATCTTGTTGATATAACTTTTCTTTGCTTTTGAGTAGTGGAAAATATTGCAAATATGAATCTTCGCTCAAAAGTTCACAAAATTTATACAATACATAGCTATATGATAGGAAATTGCGTCTATGAGAAGGACAATTATCATCGAATGGTTTTTGTATGTCCTTAAACATGATACGAAGACGTTCCTCTAGTTCTTGTGGCATCTTAGGAGGTTTAACACCACTCAATATGTTTGTAATGTAAGGGACGTGCTCATAGTACTTGTTCATTTTTAGCTTTTTCAAAAGACTGCGCACCCGAGCGTGTGTGATTTCATCGAGTGATTTTATTTTCAGTTTCTTAAGTTCATTCCTCAGCTGATCCATGACTTCTTGTGGTATGTTCGTGGTCTCTTGTGCTTGAAACTGAGATAACCATTCGTTAAAGTGATTTTCACGCTTATACGAATAATTCACAATCTTTTCAGATGTCTCTTGTTCTTCCCTATATGTCAACTCTTCGCTTATGAGTGTCGCTATGATAGCCCCACACCCATCACACACGAGTTCACTCGTATCATGAAAATGAAATATATTACTATATTTACACGTCGAACATACATCTTGCTTCTTTGCAACTTTACGATCTACGTTTAGGTTTTCTACATCTGAAAGATATTCATTAAATATATCTTTCCTTTTCAAACCCGTCGTTATCTTACAATTAAAGATATTGTCTGTGCTCACTTTAGTATCTATCTCTTCAGTATACTGTTTCATATACGGCATACACTTTATTATGTAATCTGACATCTCACGTTCATACTCTGATTTATTACGTGGATCTTGGTCTATGGAGTCTTTCCATGCGTCTATTTTGTTGTTATATCGACTTAAAAAATTTCCCTCCATATAATTAGTTAGAATGCTACGCAATCTTTTAACTACCGTAATCATATGGATTTACGATGTTTACAAAAATTTTGTGTCTATACCCAACCACAGGATAATGCATTCGTCTATGGAATATTTCTTAGACGGTAAAGAAACGCATATATCCAGCGGTGAATTCTGGAAAGAAGAAGAAAAAAAGTGGGATGGTCTCTTCGATGAACACTACGTAGAATCCAGGGAGATGACCTACAGAAACGAAGATGTCCCAGAAAACGTCAAAAAAACAATCATAAGAATCAAATATTGGTACAACGATAAGTTGTACAAATATTTGACGTACAATACAAAACATAGCTGGCCACCTAAACAGGAAGAACACATAGTCTTTCACATCCCACTCATTTCTGCGCAACTCATGGATGCAGATGACAAACCGGTGAAAGATGTGTTAGGAAAAGTAAAGCGTTACGCGGGACCGAGAGGTGATTTTCACGGGGAAAAAGTAAAGATAAGTGATATGTTATATTACGACATAGATACACTAAAAACTATGTATCCAAACATACGTCTAAAAAACATATTTGGAAAAACAAAAACCGTGAGTACCGTGACTGGTTACATCACTGATCTGTCTGTGATTTAGTTGCGAGGTAAAACTTAAGATCACCAAGATTTGCTACATTGTATTTAAGTATGAGAAATCTATTTAATTCCTCTTGCATGATTTGCACAGTAGAACACATACTCGTCGCCTTAGTGAATATATTCATGTACCGAAGAGAATATACACCCGAAATGATTGGACTCTCTTCTGTACACTGGATCTCCGTTTCTTGGTTTGCAAAATCACCTTCGCATCTTAAACGAAACATTTTACCATCTCTCGTTATTTCTATATCTGTACCAATGTTATACATATCTCTGCATATTCTTTGAAAATCAATAGACGCCATAGGCGTAACCGTGGTCATATTCATTTCAGGAACCTCGATCTGATTCTCATTGATATCCAAGAGTTTGAGTGCAAATTTAGTGCACGTCTTTTTCGTTTCGTTATGTATTTCAATATTCATGTATTCTCTCGAATCTATATTAATCATGAGTACGTCATTGTTTGTGATAGATTTTAACAGCTTGAACGTGTTAGTGACATTTATACCCGCAACAATCTCATTTTCGCACGAATATTCTTCAAAGTTATCTGCAGAAAGAAACATGTCAACGAGGGACGTCCTAGCAGTATCGAGTGTAGTTATGTACAATCCATCTGGTTTGAAATAGATATTCACGTCATTGAGTATGTCTTTCAGCACCTCAAAAGTAGACTTTATAGCACTCGCTTGTATAGTCGCAAGTTTCATTATACCTATGTGTCATTAGACCTAGTTCTTTATGTTATTGTTATATGTTTGCGATACATCCCTGTTAATCTTCTCTTCAAGTTCTGGAGTCATGGGTGGTTGAAGCGTTCGACCGTAATCATCTAGACCAAATATGTCCGAGTTACTTTCACCGTCGAGTGTAGTCATTGAACATCCACCAAACCCACACGAACTGATATCATTGTTGGGTAATAGAGACTCGAGCCAATTTTTAATTTCGTTTCCAACCAAAAATTTCCCATTCTTTGTAAGCATGGTTGGGACACGAGTTATCTTATGTTTATATTGTGCTGGAATACCCAACGTGTTCACGTTGTGATAATTTACAAGCTGCGCAATCTGGGGACGTCTCTTGATGTAATCTATGATATCCAAACTATGGCTACACTTTGGGCTATATATCAACAGCGACATCTATTAAAATATGAGACTAAAAACTTTAACTCAAAAGGGCGCACCTAAATGATAAGACGCGCAAAATTACGTGTATCACGCCATGATTAACAAATTAAATGTATGTATATTTTAATGAAGAAAGTCATCATTCCCATACGATCGAATGGTAAACTCAGTGAACATGGATACTACGATGTTCGTGATAAATCCAAACTCGCTCGACACCGTGCACTCGGTAAAGTTATACGCGCCGGTGAACCACCACTCGGTTTGTTTAGACGTCTCAATGTACTCATGATACTGTTCCGAAACACGGATCCAAAACTATCTAAAATTTTTAAGGCGGATAGAAATTGGGTAAAAAAAATTTATATGTAAAAATTTTATTTTTTTTACACTTTATTTTTTAAGAAAAAAGTTTTAAAAATAAAAATATTTTTTTTTTCAAAATTTTTGTGAGGGTATATTAATAATCATGCAACGTTGGGTGTTACTCCTACTCATTGTGCTCATCCTCGTGCTCATGTCCAGGACAGAGATGTTTAGTACCAAAACCGAAACCGCTGAGATAGACGAAGGTGTCTTGGACCTCACGCAGTACCAACGCTTAGAAAACGTAAAGGTTTCGAATAATGTCATGGAACAAATCGTACTCGCGGTAAACAAGCGTATAAGTGAAATCACTGGTTTGTGTACGTACATCATAGACACGCACGAGGTTCGTAAGTTCAAACACGAGGAAACGGGTGACGAGGTATACAGGTGTCGTTTCATGGTTCTTAAACATGGTGGTTTCCCGTATGCATTTGCTGTGTCTTCAGACGTTCGTATCATGAATGACCCAGAGCGTGTAAACTGGAACGACATGAACATGCGCGCGACTCTCAGAACTCTCGGTGCTTCCCAAGACGAAATAAACAAAACACTCGTTGATGTACCCATAGAGTTTGTCGATGACGAAACAGGTAAGATAGACGCCACTAAACTCATTATCGCAAAGTACATGAAAGAAGTGAGCGACACGAATCCAGTCGTCGTCGTGATATCTCTCAGAACGCAACCGCTCGATTCCGAAAAACCAGAATCCGATATCATGTTCACGAGTGATAGGGAAATCCGGGAATTTGAGGACTTCGATAAATTGCGCGAAAATCACATCAATTTCATTAAAAGGACACCAATCATCGAAAAGCAAATACCTACAGCACAAGAAATGTATGGCCGCCCAAAAATCCTCGAAAATAATTAATTAGAGTACTTTAATGATCAGTGTCAATGAGATATCTAAGATAGCTGAGAAACGTAACAAGTTACGTAAAGAGACGTATATCAAAATATACGAACAGATATCTAAAAAAATACGACAAAGTGCGGAGTTTGGTAATAAGTATCTCGTTGTAAGTATACCCTCATTCGTGGTTGGGTTTCCGGCATTCGATAGACTCAAAGCTGTGCACTACATAAAACGTCAGCTCGATCTAGGTGGATTTTCAACGAGACTCATAGGCGATCACGAGATATACATATGTTGGTACACACCAAAGAAAAAGACATCTACTGAAAAAACACAGAAAGAAGAAATTCTTACAGAAGAATTTGGTGATTTTCCATCTTTTGTTAACTTGAAGAAAGTCGCCAATAAGTACAGGGGAAACGCGGGAAAAGGCTAGTAAAAAAATTTCATTCTATCATAAATGGATAACCTCAACGTACTCGTTGAAGCCAAGCGCGAATATTTGGGACAATTGTCCCATTTAATGTGTCCAGTTATGATCGAAACGTTTGATAAAATTTTTGAAGAGGCGTACACCATGTCGAAGGGTCGCAAGGTACTCATCATGTTCCAGAAGCTCCTCAAGGAAGTCCCAAACTGGAACGAAGGTATGTCTCGACAACACACGGATAACATTGCGAATCGGTGTGCATGGTTTAACGACCTTCTCGCGGCGGTGTTCGTGAGTTGTGTTAAGATTCTTTCGTCTGTTCGCCTAGGCAAAGATAATAAGAAGATCTCACTCAAATTGCCTACTAACGAAACATTCATTCAAACCTGTTATAACAACGTGGCAAAGGATCTTTACAAGGATCCATACATTTTCACAGAAAGTCAAAATGAACATGCCAGAGATGAACAATTGTTTCAACGCTTCAGCGCTGTAATCGAAGCTTCGGTACGGGAACTCATCCCAGTTCAGCAAATCCTCCAAACGTACATGAGCAATGAAAGTGAAGACATCGACGTCGGTGGAGAAGCGGAAGATACCGAAGATCCAGAATTTGTCGATGAATACCCCCCAGAGCCAGAGCCGGAGCCAGAGGGTGGAGAACCACAACCGGAAGGTGAAGGTGAAGGTGAAGGTGAAGGTGGCGCTCCAATGGGTGAAGAAATGCCGACTGAAATGGGAGAACAGCAGAGTTCACCATTCGACAACGAATTTAAGACCATTTCTACCGTAGAAGATCCCGCACATTCGCAACCACACCAAGAGGATGATGAAGAAGAACCCGTGCTGTTCCCCGACGCATCTGAAACCCGTGCAAAAAAAGTTGGTTATAATTAAATGGAGTTCGAAGACTACTTGAGAGACCCAGCGTGGGCAGCCATTATAGCGGGTCTCATCACAGCGGGTTACGTGCACGTTAAATCTAAACTCAATAATGAAGGAAAACTTCCAGCGAGTGCTTACTCGAAACCAGCCTTTTTAAATGCGATTCTCGTTTTTTTCATAGTATCAAATGGTATAGGAGGTAAAGAAACCATATCAACAGAACCATTCGCTTAAAGATAATGTGAGTATTGTATACAGAAAACATGAGTTCTGTAACTGCGTTCAATGATATGATGGGCCAATTTCTTGCGGAACTTCACAAGACGTTTCCAGAAGAAAAGGGTATCAAAAAGTGCATGTCTGGATTTGAAATCATGCGAAGTTCTAACCCGAGACTTGTAATTGACGGTTTTATGGCTGGTGTGACTCCATTTGCAGATAAGATTTCTGCTAAGGATGACACGTTCTTTCTAAATGAGGCGAAGAACCTCGATTTCTTGAAGGATGTTAAGATTGAAGAAAAGTGGGCGTCCGTTTCTATTCAAACAAAGGAAGCTATCTGGCAGTACGTACAAACATTGTATATGCTCGGTACAACCATCAGCTCTATTCCAGAAGACACACTTTCTATGATTGAAAAGGTGGCGAAAGAGTGTGCCGATAAGTTGGAAGGCCAAGAAGGTGGTATCGACGAGGCTGCACTCATGAAGACTATGCAGGGGATGCTAGGTGGTATCTTGAAAAAATAAAACTAATATATATTAAATGAGCTCTTGGTTTAGAGATCCAAAACAACTCGTTGATGATAAAAAAATACTCGAATTCTGGCCAACTAACAAGCAGACCTCAGCCCAGCGCGTAAACGCAGGTTCGAGGTTTATCATTTACGCGGCGTGCATTCACTACCTCATCAAGCGTGATATTAGAATTTTTGTTCTCGCGGCGACGGCACTCGGCGTTCTTTATGTAATGGATAGGTCGGGCATGGTTAAGGAATGTGCTCACACTGGAGTTGAACGATATGAGACTATTGGAAACTCTTGTCAATTGCCATCTAGGGATAACCCGATGGCGAACGTACTCATGGGTGATAACCCAAATCGCCTACCAGCCTGTGAATACGAAACTGTGAAAACTGACGTAGACAACTTTATCAGGGGTGACATTTCGTTTGGACCAGCTCGTTCTAGGTCTACCCTCCCAAAATATCAAGAAAATGTATTCGCTCGCCAATTCGTATCTTCTCCAGTCACCTCCGTTCCAGGTGATCAAACTAAGTTTGCGGAGTATCTCTACGGAAAGAAGGGTGCTCCGATGTGCAAGAGCGATGCTAGCCTATGCAACCCAGATGCCAGAGGGGTTCAACTCGAGGCTTTCGCGGGTCTAGATCCAAATGGAGACAAACGAAGTGGTATGCATGGTTTTACTCACGCCTAAATAAATAAATCTCATGTAATAATAAATGGCTTACCAATTGCAGCCAGGTCTTAAGGTGGTTCAGAACCCAGCCGTTCCAGTGAACTGTGCAACGGAAGAAGTGTTTGTATATCCTCAGCCCAGCACATTGAATTATGGTTCGTCTCGTCCAAACACCATGTTGTACGGAACAGCACCATTCATGGCTGGTAAGGGTGCCCCAGCGGAATTTATAGAAACGAGTGACGAACTTCGCCCACAATCGACGTCTAGATTTAACAAGGTCCTCGCCAAGACCTACGAGCAAAACTTGTTCCCATTGCAGAATATGGAATGCAAATTGCCACTTCGTACCATTAGTTATGAACCAATGAGCACCCGATCCGAAGTACAAAATGGAATGTTTAACCAAAGATACTTAAATAAAAATATCAATAAGAAATAAGAATGGCTGATCCACTATCTGTAGCAGCTATCGCAGGTCTCGTGTACGCAGGTCGGAAGTTGAGCCAGCCAAAGGAAACATATGCCGTGATTTCAGAACAGCCCGTCAATGTACAGTTGCCACCCACCCAAAGTGTTGAAGCGGTGAAAGAACGTCCAATCGAAAATTTGAGGCCCGTAAAGACCTCCATCGATAACTTGGGTGTTGTCGCACCACAGTTCAGAACGAGTGGCGCCGAAGTTCTAGAAATGCGAAACCGCATGAATGATTACAACCGAATGAATAATGTTTCCCCCGTTGAAAAAAGATTGGTCGGTCCAGGTCTTGGGATAGACCCATCAGTTCCAAGCTATGGCGGTTATCAACAACTTTTGCGTGTGAACCCAGAAAATGTGGGTGCTTATAGATTGACTACTCTTCCAGGTAGATCCGGTCCAGCGCACGACGTGTCCGGTGGCAGAAGAGGTATTGTCGGTACCGTCGCACACAATAGGCCAGAAAAGACCGCTTATTTACCAGAGCGCCTTCCAACAACACTTGGACGTGCCCAAGGTATGTCTGGTCGCACACCAAGAGGTGAACATGAACGCACGAAGAGAACTACAAATCGATCTGAAACCGGTCTCAGAACGGACACACTTAATGTTGCTCCAGCGAAGAGATTCATTTCTGCGAGTACGATGTCTCAAGATCCAACCAGAAACAAGAAGGATGGAAACATGGAACAATATCAATACATGAACCAACCACAACCAGGTATACACAGTTATACACACGGTTACCTATCTTCTCCAGGCGTTGCCATCGGTGGAAGCCGTGCATACACCACAGAGGAACTTCAAGCGTATGGTTTCAGGCCAGATGAGCGACGTGGTAAGGCGAACCGCGCTTCAAATCCCGGTCGTATGAATGTTCGGGCGGGACCACTTAACCAAGGTGGTTTGCTCACTGCGGCGCGCGCAGATACTACTCGTGTCGACGGTCGTGTGAATCCACTCGCCGCCGGGTGGACTCAACAATACACAAACAGTTCATTCCATGATCTCAACCCATACAAGGGTAATGTGAACCCTCAGGCTACCCAGAACAGCTTGAGTGTGGCGAAGAAGCAACTTTTGAATAATCCATACGCACACCACTTGTGCTAATTTAGCTTATTTTTAGAGTAATACACTCATTAAAATATTGTCCACATATTTTAATGAAGGTCCATACCTTAGACATAGATAGTGGTGATAGAGACCCCATACTTTATCCTAATCCAGGTGATTATACTATATTTTTGAAAAACCCAGTGTATAACGTGTCTAAGATTTCACTCGTGTCCGCGCGTATACATAACAGCCAATTGTTAATACATGACAGAAACAATACTTTCACGGTGAATACGTCTTCTACGAGCGAAACCGTGGTGATTCCAAATGGGAACTACGATGGCGTGGATTTGGCGAGTAACGTCGTACTTTCTTCTTCGATCATAGATACCGCCACATATAACACGACTACGAATGATATTACGTTCAGTAATCTCACGAATGATTTTACGTTTGCATTTTACGGGGGTGAAAGTGGATACACGTCTTCTGCTCTATACACGACGCCACACGATGCACTCGGACTTCCGGCAAATAATGTACATTCCAATTCCAATACACTAAAAACCGGGAGTCTCAACCTACAAGGCGTGGATGCTTTCGTGTTAAAATTGAGTAGTGGTTCCGATGAATTTAATAAAACGATTTATTCTGACACACCCTTTTATACCGGGAGAATACTTGCCTGTGGAGACGTCATAAACTACTCTGGAACAGACGACATAGTCGAACACAATTTCGACTCTGGTCAAAAAGAAGTCATATCGTCTATACGCGTACAATTCTTTTACAGTAGTAATGGACGCCTGATACCATACGATTTCAGAAACGCAAATCACGTGCTTAAACTTGCACTCACGTGTTCTACTGACAAGCTTGAGAATGTAGCTAAAGTGGAAAGAGATTTCAGTCTTCCACCACCAATTCACATTCCGGAATTTGAGGATGTGAATAGATGGGATGCTTTCGTATCCATATTTCTGATAGTATTGGTTGGTGTCGTGATGATTCTCGTGTCCAATAAACAACCTTAGCGAGTGACCGCGTAGAGTGGTTGCGCTGGTTTGCGGACACGGGTAGACACGCGGGAAATGCCAAGATAGACAACAATGGACAACAAGGTCGTGAACAAGGCAGTGAGCGTGTAGTTCATGCCACCGTTCTTGTTAACCTTAACGACTTGGTTAACCAACCAGCGGACGAGGTCCATCCACGAGAGAGCAGCCGCGAAAGAGAAACCGGCGACGACGGCGTTCAAGGATTGCGATTCGAGTTCTTGGCTGATGAGCGTAACAGTTTCAGCGGCAGACATGGTATATATTACAATTAGAAAATTTATTCTGGGACTAACTCTTCTACTACGAGTATTTTCTTATACTTCTTGGCCTGTTGATACCCCTTTGTTTTACCATCTTCCTCTGATTCGGACTCTGACTCCGACTCCAAGTCAGAGTCACTATCGGATTCGCCGGTCCTAAACTTTTTATATTCAGAATCGGTCCACCCTTCTGGCTCAGTGTCCATTATTATCAATAGCATTTTTTAAAATCTGCTCTGACGGGTTCAGTGGAACCCACGAATCCCACAAATCATACGATTCGTTTATTTTATTCATGACAGCGTCGTCACCCGAATATCTGGTAAATTCACCTTCACCTTCTTCCAAAATCTCAATATCTTCTTCATCATCGTCATCACCTTCGTATATTTCTGGAAAATGTGAACCAATCTTTTGACCGACCTCATGCATGGCACAATACTTCATCGCGTATTCCACGTCTTTCATGAGAACGGTATTTCTTCCACACGCCTTGGCGTACTCACACGCCAATAACATACCTTTTTCGATAACTGGAATCATTATGTTTGACATGGCTTCCATGTATTGTTCTGATTGCCCATCGGC